TTACATTTTGACTGTAATCACTTCACCATCCTTGAAAGTAAAGTCAATTTTGCTTTTGAAGATGGTGATTTTTTCTATCAAGAGGCGGACCAGTTTTTCATCAAACTTGGTGAGGCCACCTTGATAGGTTTGGAAGAAGGACTGGATGTTCTTCAGGTTGGAGCGTTTGATGTCGTGGTCGATTTCCTGTTGTATAAGCTGTTCACGTTGTTTTCGTAAGGCTTGGACCTGTTCAGTTAATTGCTCGACGTTCTTATTGTGGGTACTCATATTCAAGAGCAATAACTGTTGATCTTCTAATTGTTGGTCAAGCTCATCCAGGCTAGGGCCGGTGGTGCCTTTGGTGACTTTAAGAATGTTGGCGGCGATTTGCTTATCAGCAAGTTGATGTTGTTGGATCAACTCGTTCATGGCCTTTAAGCTGGCTTCTTCTAGATCAGCTTCAGTGATTGTCCGCCCCATGCAGCGTTTTCCTTTATGGTTCCAGTGAAGGCGGGAATAGCAGCGCCAGACGTTGACCTTTTCGACCTCGCCAATCCTTGGTCGATACCAAACGCACCGGGTGTAGATGTCCTTGCAGCGACCACAGTAGACAATCGAGGAAAAGCAATAGGCGTTAGTATAGCCATGGTGATGCCCACCTTCTGTTGTGAAGCCCTCTCGGCGCATATCCAAGAGCTTCTGGACTTGGTAGAAGACGGCACGGGAGATAATAGCAGGGTGGTTGTTCTCTACATAGTACTGTGGCACTTGGCCGTCATTTTTGACCCGCTTCTTGGTTAAGAAATCTACCGTATAAGTCTTCTGCAAAAGGGCATCACCGATGTATTTTTCGTTACGGAGAATCTTGATAATCCCAGACGAATGCCACTGCGTCCGACCGATACCATTCTTGATGCCTTCTTTGGTCAGCTCGCGGGCAATTTCAATCGCACTTTTTCCCGTCAGGCATTCATAGAAGATTCGCTTGACGACTTTGGCTTGTTCAGGATTAATGACCAGGTTGCCATCATCATCTTTATCATAGCCAAGAAAGCGGGCAGTATTGACGATTACTTGGCCACGTTGATAGCGGTACTGAAGACCAATCTTAATATTACGCGAAATGGATTCACTTTCTTGTTGGGCAAGTGATGCCATAATGGTAATTAGGACTTCACCCTTGGCGTCCATCGTGTTGATGTTTTCCTTTTCAAAGAAGACCGCAACATGAAGTTCTTTTAATTCCCGGATATATTGCAAGCAGTCGATGGTGTTCCGGGCAAACCGGCTGATGGACTTGGTGACGATGAGGTCAATTTTACCTTGCTTGGCGTCATCAATCATCTGGTTGAACTGATTCCGCTTCTTGGTATCCGTTCCAGAAATTCCATCATCAGCATAGATACCAGCTAGTTCCCACTTGGGATTCTTGGTGATGAATTCTTTATAGTGGGCTACTTGGGTTTCATAACTTGATGCTTGATCTTCGTAGAGGGTTGAGACCCGGCAATAGGCAGCTACTTTGAGCTTAGCTTCCGATTCTTCAATTTGTCGGTTTCGATTACCTTGTTTGACTTGGGCGGGGATAATTCTAACTTTCGCCATAGACTTCCACCTCACTGTAAATTAATTGATAGATATGTTCAGCCTGTTTAAAAGCATCATCAGAGTATCTATTGATGATCCCGCGGTAAAACTTGGTGGGCGGAGTTGGTTGCTTTTTAGGCTTCCGGACAATCTGCTTTTTCAGTTGCTTCTGTACCTGCTTGAAGTTGGTAGTGGTAATGATTTGTGGGTAGCCGTCTCCACCAACATATTTATTTGAAGTTAAGATTCGCAAAACAGAAGTATGAGTTAAGTTAAATTGGCGCGCTAGATGATTGCGAGTCTGGCCAGCAAGAAAACCAGCGAAGATTTGCTTGATTACATCAGCTTGGTCAGGGTTGATGACAATTTGTCCGGCTTGCCATTGATAACCGTATTTAAGCTTTGACATGATGTTTACTCCCTTCAGTTAGATTTAATCCACACTTGAGGTGGAAAGTAAGATTATGGTCTTGATCGACCGTGATTGATTCAATAATTTGTTCAAAGAGCTCGGCGTTGAACGCTGTTAAATAGTTGCTTCTTTGGCATAGTTTCAAGAGTTCATGAGTCAGTGGCAATTTGGAATTTTGGTCACCTAATAGTTGCTTGAGGCGCTCAATTTCACTTTGCAGGTTGGCAATTTCCTGCTCAAGTTCGGCATCTTGCTTAGTAAAGAAGTCCTTTTCAATCAGCTCTTGTTTTCTGAGCTGTTGGAGATTATCTTGTTTATCTTTGGCTTCTTTGAGTTCGGTTTCAACTTGGCTGAGTTTAGCTGCCTGTTCCTGGTTTTGATCGGCCTGGAGTTGTTCGACTAATGGTTCTAATAGGAACTTCTGGCTAAAGATCAGCTTGTTTACCATGGTGCAAAAGGCAAGATGCAGGGCGTCTTCACGAATCGACTTCACTGGGCAATCTTTAGCACTCTTAATGTGGGTTTGACAGCCCCAGCAGACTTTGCCACTACGGCTTTGTCTTTTAAACAGCTTCTGGCAATTTCCACAGTAGATTTTGCGACTAAAAGTATGTCTTTGTGGCTTAGCCTTTGCTTGTGGATAAAATTTTCGCTTGAGCATGATGATCTTTTGCACCTGTGTAAAAGTGGCTTGATCAATAATCGCTGGGTGGTGTTCTTCAATGATGATTTTGCCTTGTTCACCTTGGTTAGGGTGGCGGTGGTATTCATCATCCGTGAAAGTCTTTTGAAACTCGGTCGTGCCCAAGTAGACCGTATTTTGTAAAATTCCTCGAATAGTGGAGTCATGCCACTTGCCGTTTCGTTTCGTGGAAATAGCTTGTTCATTGAGCGTTTGGGCAATCTGGCCAGGGCTTTTACCCTCGATTGTCCAATTGAAGATTCGGAGCACCACTTTTCGTTCAATCGGATCAATTATTAAATCCCGATTGGCATCTTTTTGGTAGCCGTAGGGGGGAAGCGAATAATGAAACACTCCGTTACTGGCACGCTGTTGATAACCTAAGCGGACATTATGGGCAATTGATTGTGATTCATCCTGAGCTAAACTACCCAGTACCGAGAGGATTAATTCACTATCCATACTGTCGGTGTTGATGTTTTCTTTCTCAAAAATGACGGGAATATCCAGTTGTTTAAGCTGGCGAATGATTCGCAAGCAGTCAGTGGTGTTGCGCGAGAAGCGACTGATCGATTTGGTTAACACCAGGTCAACTTGCCCGTTTTGGCAATCCTTTAACAGCGCTTGTAAGCCAGGACGGTTTTGCGCTTTGGTGCCAGAGATGCCATTATCATAGTAGATTTTATGCAGCAGCCAGTTAGGTTGCTGCTGGATGTAGCTTTTAAAATGATCTTGTTGATTAGCTAGGCTGTCTTCTTGTTCATCACTATTAGTTGAAACCCGGCAATAAGCAGCTACTTGTAAGGTTGCCTGGACTTTTGATTGTGGTTTAGTAAGTTTAGTTACGCTTGCCATTTTATGTACCTCCTTTCATCAGTGTGTGATGTTAGCTCTAAAACCTTGATATAGCAACGATTCAGACCATTAACTCAGCTAATAGTGGTGGGAATGATTGCCGGTTTAATTTTTCAATTTCTTCAAACTGACTTTGATTGATTAGTCCGCGAGCTAGAAAATCTTCTGCGATGGCTTGGGCTTGATGGTAGTGCAAGTCATCAATGATTTCTTGGGTCGTAATTTTAAATTCCATTTTCGGTTTATCCATTGTAATCACCTCTATTTAATAGCCAGGAAAAATCGAAAAATAAACCTGTGCAAAAGAAAAAAGCCTGCGGAAATTAATCCACAGGCCAAACAGGAGGTTATTGATCATTATGATCGTCATTTTTACCGTGCAATTGTTTGAGCACTTCCTTGAGTTTTTCAGGAACAGGCAAGCCTAGGCGAGAGGCATTTTCCAATAGTGAGATTCCTTCATTGGAAACATAGAAGAAAATCGTGGCAGTGCGAATTGCGGAGCCATTTTTAAGTAGGTAGACATCCAGGGCATGAGCGATTCCTACCAAAACTAAGATGAGGACTTTACGCATAATGCCCTTAAAGCCAATTTCACTGGATAGCTTCCGTTCACTGATGGCACAAAGGACACCAGTCAGATAGTCCACCGCCATGAAAATCAACAGGACATAAAGTAGGTCATCCAAGCCGCCTAAGAACCAGCCTAAAAAGGCTCCGACAATCCCAAACCATGAATTGATGGGAAAGGCACTTATACTAATCTTCATTTGGTGGTCGCACTCCTTTACTATAATTTGCTTTGATTTCTAAGTATTCATTCCGATACTTAACGTTATCAATAAAACCAATGTTGTAGCCCCGGCCATCAAACCAAATATTGGTTTTTTCGTCGATGTCTGGGCGATAGCGCACGATAAAAGAGAGCTGCTTTTCGAGTTTTACTGAAACTGCAGTATAGTATTCTTGTCCATGAAGAGCAGAGACTTTAGCCCAGACATTGGCAAAGACAACATTTCTTTCCAATGGCTGATAAGTATTAGGATTACGGCCATAGGTTTCGATTTTCATTAATTGAATCCGCTGGTTTAATTCGCCAATATCAGCAATCTTGCTGGTTCGGTTATTTTGTTTTTGCATCTAAAAGGCCTCCTTTCGATAAGGTGTTAAGATAGCCCGCAGAAACTTGACCATGGCATCAAAGTCCGCTGTTTCCCGGTACTCATAAAGATAAGCCAAGCAGTAGAGGACAGCGGTGTGGATATCTTCTGGCACCTGATCGAATGAACTGAGTGGTTGGCGCAGAATATTTTCGACGATTGTGGTAGCAGAATTGATTAAGCGGGTAATCAGTTGGTCTTCGCTAGTGCCATCAATCCTTAAGTAGGTCTTAGCTTCATCCAAACTAACAATTTCCACAAAATCCCCCCCTTACTTAGCGGCCATTGATAGGTATTTGATAGCTTCAGGCAAGATTACCTTAGCATCGACACGTTGTGAACCTAAAAATCCCACTTGACCAGTTACAGCGTAGAGTTCGTTGAGACGTTTGAAGGTTCGGCCTTGACGATCGGCAATCCAGTAGTAGTTGAAGTCTCCAAATAAAACCGGCTTGTTGCTGGCAGCTAAAGTTGGCATGTATTGACTGGTAAGAACCGGGCAGTTAAGAATGCGATCGGGTTGACCTGCTTGCACAGAAGGTTGCCAGATGTATTGATCGTTTTTGTCTTTCAGTTTGCGGACAGCTTTGACAGTGTCATCGCTCATGATGAAGACAGCATTCTTGCGGTAAGGTGCTCTCAAGGAATAGAAGAGATCAATCAAGTCATCGAAGTTAATGTCGGTTGCACTCTTGGCAGTTGAGCCTAAAGTAGCTCCAGTGGTGTCATTAAGAATTCCGGTTGGCTGTCCACTTCCTGTCCCGGTTAAGAAGGCCTTTTCTTCTGCATCACCCAATCGGCGACCGAACTCTTCAGACAAATAGCCCATTAAGTTAAAGGCGGAATCGTTGAGAAGTTCTTCGGAAACTTTGATCAAAGTACCAAGTTTGTGCGCACCAAGGGATACTTGACTAAATTGAGTATTGGATTCGGTGTAGGCAGCTTCTTCTTCCATCCAGGCAGCCGTTCCTTCAGTTGCCACAAGTGGAATCTTATGTTCACCGCTGTTGGTTTTGATTACATGGCTGATTGAACGAAGAATATTTGCTTCATGAAGCTTTTGAATCAGTTGCTTTTCAAATTCATCTGGGACTAAGTAGCCACCATCAGGGTCCGTGCCTTCTTTTAAGGCATTAGTCACTGGTGCCTGTCCGCGCATTAAGTTCCAGAAGTCTTGGCTGTAGTTTGTGACTAGTCCTTGCTTATCAGTAGCAGGATTGGTGGTTAAAGGTTGACTTGTAGGCAGTTTAAGCTGGTTATCGATTTCCATTTGTTTAGTGAGACGGTCGATTTCCTTGCCAAGACTTACCACGTCAGCTTCCATCTTTTCATAGGTGGCATTATCTTCAGCCGACAAGACATCACTTTCTTGGTGCTTTTCGTCTAAAAAGTCCTTAGCTTGTTGCCAAATCTTGGCACGCTTGGTTTGTAGTTCAGTTAATTTACTCATTGAAAAATTCCTCCTTGAAGTTAGTGGGGTAGTAAAAAGAGCCGCCTTTGTAGCGACTCAATTGGGTAGTGATTTTTGGATTGTAATTTGTTGAGAATTTGCAGGGTGCTTTGGTGTTCAGAATAAGTGTAGCTGTCAGAGACTGATTCGGCGTTGAGCACTTCATCAGCAAAGCCTAACTCAATCGCCTTATTCGGATTCATCCAAGTCTGCTCATCCATTAGGGCAGCAATCTTGCCTCGGGGCAGGCCGGTCTTAATTTCATAGGCATTGATGATACTTTCCTTAGTTTCATCAAGTTGCTGGATTGCTTTGGCCATATCAGAACGGTTGCCGGCTGCAATGGTTAATGGATTATGGATCATCATTAAAGCAGTGGGGGCCATTGAAACTTTGGTGCCAGCCATGGCAATGACTGAAGCTGCCGAAGCCGCAATGCCAGCTATTTTGACATTAACGTCATTCGGATAACTCATTAACATGGTGTAGATTTGACTAGCAGCTACACAGTCACCGCCGGGAGAATTGAGCCAGACATCAATCGGGCCACAGCTTTGATTTAATTCGTCTTGAAAAACTTGGGGGCTGACTTCATCATCAATCCATGAATCAGGAGCAATGGTCCCGTTGATGGTTAAGGTTGGGGTATTATTTTCGCTGCTCCAATTCCAGAATCGTTTCATGCTTGATCACTTCCTGTCGTTTTAGTTTGATAAAATTGTCCTGCATCCTTAACTGGTAGCATATTGCCGTTGACCAGATATTCATCGCCACCATCCTCAGTGGGGATTCGATTAAGATCTTCTAATTCGCGGATATCATTAGCTGAGAGCCAGCCGTTTTGGCGACCGATTGCGTAGCCATTCATCCGGCTTTCATAGTCACCACGCATTAGGCCATCAACATTGAACTTGATGAAATAACGGCCTTGTTCTTCTTTACTAAGAAGTTGTTGGTTCATGGCTTGTTCCCAGCGAACACACCAAGGATTCAAGGTGTACTTCACAAATTCGAGAGATTGTTGTTCGATATTAGAAAAAGTCGAGCGCTCTAAGTCCCCAATCATGTGTGGTGGAATTCGGAAGATGCGGGCAATTTCATCTAATTGGAACTTTCTGGTATCTAGGAACTGTGCTTGGTCCGGAGGAATTGATAATTGGTGAAAAGTCATGCCTTCTTCTAATACCGCAATACTATGACCACTGGGGCCTGAGAATTGAGATTGCCAACTTTTCCGAAGGCGCTCGGGATCTTTGACAACACTGGGGTGTTCGAGAATACCGCCTGGCGTCGCATCATTTTTGAAGAAGGTAGAACCATACTGCTCAGCTGCTAAAGACAGACCAATGGCATTTTTAGCCATTGCAATCGGACTGTAGCCAATTAGACCATCAAAGCCAAGGCCAGCAATATGCAAGACCTCATCACTTAGAAGAACGACTTGTTTTGACTCGTCCTTGGCTTGGTAGTCATCATAGTTGCGCGTGTAGGTGTAATAAAGCTCACCATTGCGAGCTCGGTTAACATCCATGCGATCAGGCATTAGGGGATAGAGCCCGGTAATTTGCCCCTGGCCATTACGGATGATCTGGGCATAGGCATTGCCCCAGAGCAGGAGATGGGTCATCATAGTTTCTCTAAAAATGAAACTGGTCATCTCAGGATTAGGGGCATCATGAAGCAGGAAGGATAATGAGTGGTCATTAACCCGTTGCTTGCCACCATCATCAGTTAGCTGGTAAAGATGCAAAGGTAAGGTCGCTAAACTTTCAGCAAGAACGCGGACGCAGGCATAAACGGCCGTATTTTGCATGGCAGTTCGTTCAGTCACGTTTTGCCCAGCCGTAGTGCTGCCAAAGAGAAATGACATGGTACTGGACAAGGTGTTTTTAGGTGAGGCCTTGTTGGTGTGAAATAGTTTATTGAAAATACTCATTGTGAAATTCCTTTCGTGGCTTTGATTCAATACTTATGAGACAATAAAGGTGTCACATGATAATTCGAGAGGTGATATTTATGGATAAAATTCCAACAGCAGAAGATTGGGTAGAGCTACTCAAAAATTATCCAGTTGAAGATATTGAAATAGATGAGAATGGTCACTATGATCCTGAAAAACATCCTGAGTTTCACGACTGGATGGTTAATGGCTAAGGAGATAGTTGTTAGTAATCCTGCTGAGATTAAAGAGACAACACAGAATTTAAGGCTGTACTACTACATGTGTTATAGCCTTTTTGAATCAGAGCATAATAAAAGCACCGACCCGCTAAAAGTCGATGCCTTAGTGTTTATTAGTTATCGTTTTCATGTTTAAGTAGCTGTGCTTGTACTTGTTCAGCAGTGAAAGTTCTTCCGTTCTCAAAATCGGAGAAGCCTTTTTGAATCTCATTATCAAATTGTTCTTTGGTTAGTAATGAGATATCAATTGGCGCTTTGCCTTGCTCATGGTTCATAACAATCTTCCTCGCTTTCTTGAATCATTATATCAACAATAATCCGCGATTGTCATAAACAGAATCTCCATCACCGCCTTCATTGCGGATAGCGCGATCAAGCCCCATGATAGTAGCGACAACGCCATCAATCTTCTCAGTTGACTTGGCTTTGTCAGGCTTAATATTGCCGGCTGGATCAGTGCGAATGTAGATGTTATCCATCATCCAGCGTAGGACTGGTTGGCCGCCATGAGCGATTTTCTTCTCTAAGGTTAAGCGCATCAGTTCTTTAGTTGGCGGGGTCATATCCTTGAAGCCCTGGCCAAAGGGAACCACAGTAAAACCCATGCCTTCGAGATTTTGAACCATTTCGACAGCGCCCCAACGGTCAAAGGCAATTTCTCGGATGTTGTACTTCTTTCCCAATTCTTCAATGAAATGCTCGATGTAGCCGTAATGGACAACATTGCCTTCCGTTGTTTGCAAGAAGCCCTGTTGTTTCCAAATATCATAAGGAACATGGTCACGTCGCACCCGCAAATCAACGTTATCTTCTGGAATCCAAAAGTAGGGCAGCAGGGTGAAGCCTTCACTGTCATCAAGTGGCGGAAAGACTAAAACAAAAGCCGTGATATCGGTTGTCGATGATAAGTCAAGCCCGCCATAACAAGGTCGTCCCCGCAATTGATTAGGATCAACTGGAAAAGCACACGCGTCCCATTTATCCATCGGCATCCAGCGGACATCTTGTTTTACCCATTGGTTTAAGCGAAGCTGGCGGAAAGTATTCTCTTCTGCCGGGTTTTCTTTGGCCGAATTATAGGCATCTTTTACCTTTTCCATAGCTACGGTAACGCCTAAAGAAGGATTGGCCTTTTTCCATACTTCTGGATCTGACCAGTCTTCTTCGCGATCAGCCCCATAGATAACCGGGTAAAATCGCGGGTCATGCTTGCGGCCTTCCATGATGTCGAGCGCCTTTTGATGAACTTGATAACAAATGGAATGCTCATCGGTTCCAGCAGTGGTAATCAAAAAGTAGAGTGGCTGGGTTCTGGCATCACCGGAGCCTTTAGTCATCACGTCATATAACTTACGGTTTGGCTGGGTATGCAGCTCATCAAAGATTACTCCTGAAACATTGAAGCCGTGCTTGGAGTAGGCATCCGCTGAGAGGACTTGGTAGAAGCTGTTGGTTGGTTCATAGATCAGCCGTTTTTGCGAGGCGAGGATCTTACAGCGCTTCTTTAAGGCTGGATTCATCCGCACCATGTCAGCCGCAACATCAAAGACAATGGCAGCTTGTTGGCGATCAGCGGCGCAACCATAGACTTCAGCTCGCTCTTCGCCGTCTGCACAACAAAGCAATAGGGCAACAGCGGCAGCAAGTTCAGATTTACCTTGCTTTTTAGGAATTTCTACATAGGCTGTGTTGAATTGGCGGTAGCCATTGGGTTTCAAAATACCAAAAAGGTCACGAATGATTTGTTCTTGCCAGTCGATTAATTCGAAAGGCTTCCCGGCCCAGGTGCCCTTAGTGTGACAAAGGCACTCGATAAAGGAAACCGCAAAGTCAGCGGCATCCTTGTCGTAAGTAGAATCTTTAGCCATAAAGCGGCTAGGCTGATAATTCTTGAGTTTATTCAAAGAGGGATCACATCCTTTCGGGTAGCTAAAAAGGCACTGACTATAGTGGTCAATGCCTTAGTTGGTTAATTGAATTTTCCTGTCATGATTAAGTTTAAATATCCGGCTCGATCTTCATGAATGTACTCGATAAGGTCGTGGCAGTTGTAGTAATAGGCTAAGCGCTCAACATTTGGCACATCAAACATGTTTACTTCGCCAGTATCTCTGATGGTTAAGACTTGCTTGCGAATCCGGTCGCGCTTAGCTAATTCATCTTCAATTCTACGCATGGTTAGTGGCCTCCTTCCTAAATGCACATGAGCCATGAAGCTTACTCAGTAGAATCTTTCTTGCTTCCTTATACTCAGGCCCAATGAAGCCAAGCTGAAGGAGAAAACAGCGGAAAGCATAGCGCGGATTTTCGTATTCGCGCGGCTGCGTGATTACTCGGGTTCGTTTTTTGGCGTAATCAACCAGGTGATTTAAAAAGAGCTGATAAGCCTCAGATTCTTTTGGATCGATTTCCTTAAACCAGTCTAAGCTCACTTTTTCGTCCGTTACCTCTAGCGGTAAGCTATCAATGGCAAGGGCTTTTTTGATTAAGTTGCCCTTAGCCCAGATTAGCTGGCGTAAATGGTCGAGAGAAGATTCATCAAAATTCTGGCGGTTATAGCTGAGCTTTAGGTTGATTTTGTCATCTTTAGGATTAAATCCTTGCTTTGCCAAGTCTATTAATAAGGGTTGGATGTTTTCCTCCTGGTACACCAATTCACCATTTTGGGTGACAGTGTAGGGACCAATCTTATAAGCGTAGGTTGGTGTGTATTGGTATTCGGCCTTGCAGTTTGTGAAGTTGGCGATGGCCGTGACTAATTGCTTGCGGTTTTTACCTGTTACACCAAAGTTAATAATCATTTTCTGTACCTCTCTTTCGTTTTGGTACTGTATATATCACTCTGAAAGGCACAGATAGCAAGGATTTAGCGAGTTATTTATCACGCTTTACCACTTCAGAGTAGGGGATTGTTTTCCCATATCGCTCCACAGATACATCTTGAACAGAGCCAACTTGCTCGATGTAACGTTTGATAATAACGTCGCAGTATTTTTCATCCAGTTCCATCATGAAGCAGGTTCGCTTGGTTTGCTCACAGGCAATTAAGGTTGAACCAGAGCCACCAAAAGGATCGAGTACCGTGCAGTTGGTCATGGTCGAGTTCATGATTGGATAGGCCAAGAGTGGAATAGGCTTCATGGTTGGATGTTCTTTGCTTTTCTTAGGTTTATCGAACTCCCAGATAGTTGATTCCTTGCGGCCAGTGTACCATTCGTGTTTGCCAGTTTTCTTCCAGCCATAAAGAACGGGTTCGTGTTGCCACTGGTAAGGCGAGCGGCCTAAAACTAAAGATTGCTTCTTCCAGATGCAGCAACCAGATAAATAAAAGCCAGCATCTTGAAAAGCGCGACGGAAGTTTAATCCTTCCGTATCGGCATGGAAAACATAGATGCTGGCATCATCGGCCATAGCTTGATTCATATTTTGAAAGGCATCCAGAAGAAATTGATAGAACTTGTCACTGGCTTGATGGTCATTTTTGATCTTGCCAGCTTTGCTTTGGTAGTCGACGTTATAGGGTGGGTCAGTAAGAACCAAGTTAACCTGCGTTTTACCGAGCAACTTTTGGTAGGATTCTGCTTTAGTCGCATCACCGCAAAATAGGGTGTGGCGACCAAGATGCCAAATGTCCCCAGCTTGAGAAAAGGTGGGCTGCTTTAATTCAGCATCAACATCGAAATTGTCATCCTTAGTGTTGCTATCAGTTTCTAGCAGGTCGGCAATTTCACTTTCGTCAAAACCAGTTAGGGAAACATCAAAGGCAGATGCTTCTAAATCAGAGATTAAGAGGCCAAGTTTGGCTTGATCCCAGGCACCACTGATTTTATTTAAAGCAACGTTGAGGGCCTTTTCTTTGGCTTCATCAAAGTCAACAACTACACAGTCGACTTCAGTAAGACCTTCGTCTTGAAGGATTTTCAAGCGTTGGTGGCCACCAATGACGTGGCCGGTTTGTTTATTCCAGATGATTGGGTCAACATAGCCAAATTCGTGAATTGAGCGTTTTAGTTTTTCAAATTCTGGATCCCCAGGCTTTAAATCTTTACGAGGATTATAGTCTGCAGGGATTAGTTTATTGATCTTTTGTTTGATAATTTGCATTAGTATTTTCCTTTCCGGGTTCTTAATAGCCGCTCCATCACATCATCTTGAGGAGTAGTGCCTTGATAAGCGACCGCGTTGTTTTCTTTGACCACTTGAAAAATCTGAAACCAAAGCTGACTAGATTGCTTCATGTAATCCCGGCTCATTGCCACGTAAGGTGAAGCGATGGCATTGCCAGTTGTGGGGTGGCGGGCTAGAAAGCCAAACTTTGAGATACACTCTTCACATTGAATCCAGCGACTGACGCTGACTGCGTATTGCTCAATTAGCTGGCTGTTGACTAATCGTTCACAGCCACGTTCGACCAACCATTGCCAAGTTTCTTTGAAGATGTCTGCGGCATCAAATTCGAGCCCGCTTTTTTGCTCGGCCTTCAGGTACTTTTTAACGGGAGGCATCACATGACCTTCAAGATTAGCGGGTTCTGGCAGGTCGATTACATTTGCTTCTTGCCCGTCAGCGAGCTTATCATGCAGTGATTTAGGTTTTCGTCCAGCCCCGACCCTTGCGCCACCCCGATTAGTACCATCTTTAGCCAAGTTATCCCTCCTCTCTAATGGTGGGGGTTAATACCCCGTTTGAAATCAAATTTTTGTACGCGAAGGCCCACGCCCGCTCCCGCGTGAAAAATTTTTAAGGATTCGATGGCCCCCTCCGTGGTTTAGTAATGATATTGACGTGGTGCTTTGTGCCAACGATCATCCATCTGAGCGGTGATGCGGGAATGACATGGTTTGCATAATGCCATCAGGTTTTTGAACTCGTTGGTGCCACCGTGCTCTAAGGGCAGAACGTGATGGACTTCGGTAGCCTTGGTATACCTTCCTTGGCTCAGGCACATCTCACAGAAGGGATGGTGGAGTAGGTACCTTTGTCTGATCTTTGGCCAGCCACGATGATAGCGTGGTCGACTACGCTTTGGTCGTTGGTAACGATTATAGTGAGAGCTGACTTGCTTGGCGTGCGCGTCACAATAAGTGTTGTGGGTTAATCGTGGGCAGCCAGGGTAGCGACAGGGTTTCTTAGGCGAGTAAGGCATGACACTCCTCCTTTCTGAGGTTATAAGAAAAGCCCAGCAGTTCTAAGCTGCCAGGCTTCAGTGTTATAAAGCAAATGCCTTATCTTAATTTTCTACACTATCATCGTAACATGGATAAGTTGATTGTTTGTTCTGCGTTTTACCTTTCTAATGGTGGGATCCATAAAGCAAAAGGGTAAGGTGGTCGAGTGATTTGTTCTTTCGATTATAAGCAGTGGTTTTCGCAATGAAATACTTGTCCATCATGATAGTTAGTCCCTCGTTCATTGACTGGTTTGGAGTGCGGTAGCAAACGTCTAAAACAAACCGCTCGTCGTCAGATAGTTCTTGCCAGGCTGGCTCGAACCATTTGAAGTAAAGCTGGGCTTGTTGGTAACGTTCATTCAGTTTGGTTGTCTGGTCGATGCCATGCAGCAGGCGATGTTCAGTCGGGTTATCCTTTTTGCTGCCACTGGGTGAGAAACCATAGCGAGGCGAACTGACACCAACCATTTGTTCCTTAGCTAGTTTCAGTTCGTCTTGGTAAGAGTCAATGATGAACTTCATACCATCGTAATCTTTCAAGGCTGCGACGGTCGCTCGTCGTTTGTCTAAGTAGTTCCACATGATACTCATGCCACAACACTTCCTTTCAGGTTGGCTTTCACCGCATTGATTAACGCTAGCTGGGTTTTATCTTTACGTTTCAAGGCGGCCAGAATGTTTTCGTCAATGGTTCCTTCGGTGATGATGTGGTGGATAACTACTGGCTGACGCTGTCCTTGTCGCCAGAGCCGAGCGTTGGTTTGCTGGTAAAGCTCCAGGCTCCAAGTCAATCCATACCAAATCAAGGTGGCACCACCAGCCTGCAGGTTAAGACCATGACCAGCAGAAGCGGGGTGGATCAAAGCTAAAGGAATCTTACCGGCATTCCAGTCCTGAATGTCACGGGGTGTTTTGATCTCACGAACCTTGAAACGACTTTTAATCTGGATTAGATCATGTTTGAACCAGTAAGCTACCAAGACAGGTTTACCATTAGCAGCTTCAACCAAATCTTCAAGGGCATCAAGTTTTCGCTGGTGAATTTGAACAATCTGCTGCTGGTCGTCGTAGACACAACCATTTGCCATCTGGCAAAGTTTATTCGATAAACTGGCTGCGTTGAGGGCATCGATTTGTTTACCCTGGGTTGAAACTACTAGCTGGGCATTAAGCTCATCATAGATTGCCTGCTCACTATTACTCATTTTTACCGGAACGGTGTTCATAGTTAATGGTGGCAGATTCAAGTAGTCCTTAGACTTCATAGAAATGGTGATATCATCAATGGCGCGGTAGATACTTTGTTCAGCACCGGGCTTAGGTTTGTAGGTAAACACTTGATACATGTTTCGCTTGTCAGGGTCAAAGTAGTTCATTCGGTAAGATGAGATGAAACGGCCGAGTCGTTGGCCCATGTCTAGTACGCGGAACTCTGCCCACAAATCCATCAAGCCATTAGACGACGGTGTGCCTGTTAAGCCAACTACGCGCTTAATCAGTGGTCGCACTCGTTTGAGGGCTTTGAAGCGTTGCGAGCGGTAAGACTTAAAACTGGAGAGTTCATCGATCACCAACATGTCGTAGTCAAAGGAAGTACCAGAGGATTCAATTAGCCATTTTAAGTTTTCCCGATTAATGATATAAATGTCGACATCTTGCTGCAGTGCTTTGATCCTTTGAAACTTAGAACCAGTGACGACTGAATAGTTAAGGCCTTTTAAGTGGTCCCATTTTTCAATTTCTTCTGGCCAGGTTTGTTTAGCCACACGCAGTGGAGCGACAACTAATACCCGTTGAACTTTCCCCTGCTGAATAAGTTGTTTAATAGCAGTTAGGGTAATGACGCTTTTACCTAGTCCCATATCAAGCAAGATTGCTGCCACAGGATGATTCAGAATAAACTGAGTTGCGTATTGTTGGTATTCATGCGGTTTGTATTGCATCTAGCATTCCTCCAATCTGATCAAACTGATCGCAAACAAAAACCTGGTAACCAAGTTGTTTTAACTGGTTGAGTCTTTGCACTTGTAACGGGCGGGGATGTTTACCAGGAGCCTTCATCTCCACAAAGCCCATGTGACCATCAGGCAGGAGGACCAATCGATCAGGTACTCCGGCCATCGATGGGGAGGTGAACTTTAGGCAAAGACCTCCGCGTTGGTGGGTAGCTTTGACAAAAGTAGTTTCGATTTGTTTTTCTAACATTTGTAAAATCCTTCCTAAACGTTGATATATCGGTGATTCGTCAGGGTTAATGACGGTCGTGACAGTTGTTTTACTACTCTTCTCTATACTCTTTTTTTCTATTTTTATTCCTATATACAAGTAATGTAAAAGAGTGTCACGACTGTCATTAGGGTTGGTAAACACTGATGTATCAAGCTTTTAGAGTTTTAAAGTGTGACAGTCGATGACAGTCAACTGAGGAATTCGTCGGCATCAACTTTTAATCGCAGTCCCTCGATGAAACGACCGTTTTGTTTATGTTGACGTTGAAAGCCAGCATTTTTGAGGGCGGTGTAAAAGTCAGTCGTGCTGCGGATATATTCACCGATGCCTTGGCAGTATTCGCGATACTTTTGATAGAGGTCACCGGACTTTTGCTCATATTCTGGGTTTAATTCGCATTTTTCGTTGAGAAAATGTCCGAGCCAATCATTGTCAGCATGGTAAGCATTGACCGCTTTTTCGACTGCCGCCGGAGTAGTTAATCGGTAATTTTGCTGAATGGTTCGCTGTGCGCCTTCAATGATCCACTGCAAGACTGCCGGCCCAGCTTTTTCGGTTAGGTACTGGGCGTAATTCTTAATATCATTGCGTTTAGCGATCGTAGCTTTAAAGGGGATCACAATTAACCGTCGCCAGATTCCTTCATCATTACCACCTACGTGGGGCAGGTAATTGGTGTATAACACGATGGTGTGGCTGGGCGTAAAGGAGAAAGGTTTCATGTATTTCTTTTCGGCATAGATTTCATCAGTTGAACAAAGTTGCTTGACGATGGAAGTGTTCAGTCGCTTACCTTCTTCTAGTTCAGCGGAAATGATTAGCCGCTTGCCTTTGACTTCGGCCATCTCTGGTTTGACGTTTCGCCGGACACCAGTGGTCAAGGCATCAGCTGAGAGGTGACCGGTATAAGTGCCGAGTACATTAGCGATGGTGTTCCAGAAGGTTGACTTACCATTCCTCCCGCTGCCGTAAGCAATAATCAGAGCTTCCAGGTACACCTGACCGATCGCCACCAGTCCCACAATTTCTTGGACGTAATTAATCAACGCTTGGTCACCACAGAAGAAAGTAGTGAGTGCTTCTTGCCAGAGTGAAGCTCCTTGATTACCAGGAATACAGGATGTGGATTTGGTGATTAATTCATCAGCTTGAATTTCCTGTTGACCGTGCATCCCTTTCTTTAAATTGAAAGGTCCGTTGGGCGTGTTCAACAAAAACGGATCAGCATCAAAATCATTAATCTCTTTGACGAGCTTTGGTCGAGAATTAGTTAAGATCCCGTTAATACCACGGGTGCTGCGTTCCTTGAGAATGAAGGCTTCGTAAGCTTTAGCATTTTCGTAATTCTTGAACGCTGCCTGTTGTTCATCGTTAAAAGTCCGACTAGCTTTAGTTTTACCCATTGCTTGCAAAGCGGATGTCACACCATTTTGCTGAATCTTCTTATAACTATTAGTGACACGAAGCTGAGCATCAGTTAATTGTTTATCGGTAAAACGTTGGACTTCGCCGAGAGCTAAAGGTTCCGATTCTTGCCAGACCTTACCGTCGAACCACATAAAACCTGATTGATTGGTGTAGCAGACCCGCTCTTTACAGTTGTTTACAAAGACATAAGATTCCCCAGTGTCCGAGTAGTCAGCTGGCTGTAAGTCATCATTGGGCTGATTGTATTTTTCGGGCGGAATATAATCTTTTTGATTAGCCATGCGTTGACCAAATTTGGTGGCACTATGCCAGATGTTTTTTAGTTCCTGCTTGCTTAGTGGTGGATCACATTTAGCAGCTTCTTCCTGAAATGCCTGACGAGCTTCAGCAGTATTGCCAAGACGCATAATGATGCGACCGGCAAAATGCGAAAGGGTAGCATTACGTTTGCCTTCATGGATTGATCCGATGTTTTGCTGAGCAAAGTAACGCTGGGCCATCATAAATTTGTCCACGGCTTGTGATCCTTCATGCCAGATGGCTTTAGTACTAGGCACACCAAAGACAAACCGGGCCGCATCAAGCGCATTGTCATCAAAATAGGGAAAGTATTCTTGAATTTCGTGTTTTAGTTCGGCGTAGGTTTTAGCATCCGTAATCTCAGTAATCGGAAAGTAGACGTGAAACTTAGGCCGGGGTGTTTTATGGTGCTTGGCCTTCATATTGTTTCGCGAGAAAGTAATGGCGTAGGAAACATCATCGAAATAGTTAGCAATGTTTGCAGGTTTGATCCAAGTAGTCGGATCGTCAGAATGATCGTTATCGCAGTCCATGATCAGGCAGTCAGCTTTGATGAAGTTGGCAATAGCGCGTTGGTTATTTGTAAATTGACCGCAGACATGGTCATAATGGGCAGCCTGTTCTAATTCCTGTGCGTTAGTGATAGTTTGTTGATGAGGATAGATCGTATTGCTAGCCTGACCGGAATTACCTGCCATCGATAAAGTAAAATGCATCTTTAGTTGGCCTCCATTTCATTATTAAAGTAGCGGATATTTTTATTTTTACGTTTGGCAAAGCGGATGAAGTAGCACATATCGTGCGTCGGTTTACCAAATGACCAGGCTTCGGCGCATTTAGTCAGTAGCACAATGTTAATAAAAGTGGCTACTTGAAATTCCTGTGAATGGTGCAGGTTAATAAATTGAGGTAGGTAAAGCTGTGGACAAATGGGAATGCCGCCATGTTGATAGACAAATCGGCAGTAAGACTGCACCTTATGAACGATCACTGGATCTTTTTTCACTACTTCCGTAAAGGGAGCGACTACGAAGATCAACGGTCGGTAGTTGGGATTAGGCTTATTGGTACGTAGCTTGGCGATAGCTAGCGTTGCTTCTGACATAGATTCAGATCCTTTCTTAATAATTTATGGGACTAAAAAAGCCCTCACTGATAAGCCAGATGAGGGCGAGAAGTAAACCATAAAAATTAATCTTTTTTGTAGAAGCCTCCGACAAAGCCAGCAGCATTGAGGATTAAGCCATCAGCCCAGTCAGGGACTTCGGTCATAATCTTAACTATTGTGTCGAGCGAGCGGTCTGTCGGAGCATCAATCACGGCTTCATCATGAATGTGCATTACGACAGGATTACCAGCTGTTTCTAAGCGACGCATAGCCCCGGCTAACAAGTCCCGACTAGTTGCTTGGACAATGTTTTCTACCAGCTTGGCCCCATAGGTTTCAATTCGATCCCATTTTTTCACGGTGTTGTTCCCCATGAAGGTAATCGATTCAGAACCAAACCGGTTAATGCCAATTTTAGGTTGGGGGTAGCAAAGATAACGTCCCGACCGTAAACGAAGAAACATGCAGCCACTCCGGTAAATAAACTTCATTCCGTGGGTAGTTTGCGGGAGGTGCGTTTTAATACATTCTTTAGCTGCTTTATCAACGTCCCACCAAAACTGCACAATGTGAGGACTAGCATTACGCCACATTTGAACCAGTGGTGGTAATTCATCATCGGTTAGGCCAAGTTTAGTGGCACCCATGGCTTTGAGCGCACCAATAGAACCGCCATAGCCCAGGGCGAGTTCCGCAATTTTACCCTTTTGACGGAGTTCACCATTGATTCCATGTTTGACCACCGGGACACCAAACATCTGACTCGCGGATGCACAATAGATATCTTCATTCTTAGCGAAAGCTGCTTGCCGCCACTCTTCACCGGACAGCCAGGCAATCACCCGTGCTTCGACTGCTGAAAAGTCAGCTACGTAGAAATGATGACCCTTGCTGGGGATGAAAGCAGTCCGAATTAATTGTGATAAGACGTCTGGAACCGATTCATAGAGCATTGCCAGGGCGGTGGTGTTTCCTTGTTTAACCAGTGCACGGGCTTCCTCCAGATCAGGCATAGAGTTGCGGGGAAGGTTTTGGACTTGGACCAGACGGCCAGCCCAACGACCGGTACGATTAGCACCATAGAATTGCAAAAGCCCATGAACGCAGCCATCTTTGCACATGGCTTTTTGCATTGCTTGGTACTTTTTAACACTGGATTTAGAAAGTAACTGACGCAATGCCAAAACTTGATGCACGGTGCCAGTAGTAGTTTGCAAAAGCTGGGCCACAGAAGCCTTAGCGAGTGAATCAGTTTCCACGCCTTGTTGGTGGAGCCAATTCTTCAGCTGTAAAGGCGAGTTTGGATTAGCCAGACCGGTTAATTGCTGGGAAGTTTGCAAGTATTGAGCATGAAATTCCTTTTGACATTTGATGGCATTATTAACCAGTTGCTGATCGATCCGAATCCCTCGGTCATTGATGTCCTGGTCCATCCAGTAGTTTTCCCATTCGTTTTGCGGAACTGGGAAGCGGCTGAACTTTTGGGTAATTTCCATTTCAACTTCCACATCACGCTGGTTATATTGTTTAAATTGCTGCCATTTGTCGGGTGCATGGTAGGGAAAATTACGAGTGCGGTTTTGGTTGGCTTTTGTAGGCTTGCAGGAAGTGCAAAAGTAGCGTACTAGTTCTTTGCCAGCGGTGATCTTTTGACGGGGGAGGCCAAGAACTGTCCCAACATCGCGCAAAGATAAGGGCAGACCGAGGGTAGCTGACCAAACTCGTGAACAATGCCAACCAGCCGGCTTTAAGCGGTGACCAACAAAACGTGATAGGCAGACGCGTTCAAACTGCGCGTTGAAGGCACTTTTGATAATGGCAGGGTCATCCAGGGCTTGGATAATCTGTGATGGAATCTTTTCGCCTTGGGTTAAATCAACGACTTTAACTGGTCCAAAGTCGACAGCATAGCCGAATAGCAAGAGTTCAAAGTCATCACTATCGGCATAACGGTAACCCCCGGTCTGATTTAGGTTGGTGCTGGAATAAGTTTCAATATCAATCGAAAGCTGTTTCATTAGAAATCCTTTCTACAAAAAATGGGTAGTCCTTTTCGGCTGCCCATCTTTTGATTTAAGATAAGAAATCATCATCACTGTTGTCATCAATGGCGGTAAAGTCATCGCTGGCACTAGCATGGCCACCCAGCGGCTCCCCATCCCGAATCTTCTGGATATTGCCAAGCCCACAGGCAATTCCGCGATTACCGTTAGTGTTGAAAGCGTAGAAGTTGATCGATACTCGAGCGTAGCATCCGCTGTAAACTTCAGTGCGGTCGAGAATTGGTTGGACATGCTTATCTACAATCTGTGGGGCAGTAATGGAGTTAGCGTTAATGAAGTAACTATTTTGATATGCTTCATCATCTCGTTCAACGTCGCCATCGCGTAAAGGCAGCTTAAGAGTGGCTTTGTTAGGCTTTTTGCCGCCGAACTTGCCGATGCCTTCTTGAATAGCGGCATCAATAGCTTTTTCAATCGCCGTAATAGTCTTCTTGTCAGATTTGGGGATGATCAGACTGACCGAATATTTTTCCTTGCCACCATTGATGGATTTTGGTTCCCAAACATTGGCGTATGAGAGACGAGTGTTGATACCGGTAACGACTTTTGCTTGTTGTGACATATTATTATTCCTCCTTAAATTCATCCTTCGGGTTCGATTTACCAATACTTTGACGCCGATCGGAATTCGGCACCAGGATTGGCTTACCCGCAGGTTTCACAATTTCCTGACTGAACAGTTCGGCGAATTTCTTTTTGCCGAGCTGTTTTTCTAACTTAGTAATTGGCAATAACTTTTGTTGGTAGATGTTATGAATGCCATTAGTTTCAGCAATCTTGGCGACTGCTTTCTCATCTTTATAACGGCGGATGGAACGGCCTTCAACAATTTTGTAGCCCGGCCACCGCTTACCATGATTAATTGCTAAGTCAGCAGCGTAATCTTTAACTTCGTGTGCCCACCGATTTAAATCATCAATATGCTCCAGAACTTCAGCTACTTCGCTGTCTGTTAGTAAACTCGGTGAACGGAGCTGAAACCGGGTGAGCTTGTGATGATAATTGTAGCGAGCACGCAGTACCGCATTGCAGGCTGAAAACTGACACCAGGGACCATATCGGACCGTTCCCTGACCAGCGAAGGCCAGTTCAGCTTTTTCTTTCAGTTCGGTGTTGGCCCAGTGCATCAGTTCTTTGGCATTGATGGTCCAAGTACTGATGTTGGCCATGCGGGGTTGAAAGATCGTTGCTTCGACTTCATCAATGTTGTAAAGACTGCCGAACATCTCGAGGGCTCCGATCGCGTAAAGTTTCATCTGCGGATTGTTTTTAGCTTCCACACGGACACCTTTGCCGTATTTGAAATCGATGATATGGAGCAGATGATCAGAAACAATCACACAATCGCCAGTACCGAAGCCCTGTGGGACATATTTAGAGAAGTCCAGCTTCTGTTCCACGCTAATGTTGGCATCAGCCGCATATTGTTTAGCCTGGGTGTATTGCTCTATGACATAACTGGCATAGTCATCAGTTAAACTTTCCATCTCATCGGATTGATAATCCGAGGTGGGACGCTTGAACTGATCGCCAAGCAGCCGATGGATCTTGTATTCACCTAAAGCGTGAGCAGCAGTTCCCTCAGCGGCGGCTTCTGATGTGGAGTGCGGGAAGTATTGTTCTAGACGTGGTAATGGCGGAGCACTTAGCCACCGATTGGCACTAGAAGCCGATAATAAAGCATGGTGGGTTGGTGAGCTCATTGGCCGATCCCCTCCGCACTGTAATACAGATTCTCGTAATCTTTAGGATCAACATCCGACAGCTTTTCGGCACCGAACTTGTGAAGAAGCTCCTTGACTTGTTCTGTATAACCTTCTTGGCACTTATTAGCCAGCAGTTGACGGATCGTGATCTTATCTTGAACTGGATTGCGTTTCGGTTGTTCATCGACAGCTTGATCATTGTTATTGCCAGATAACTGCTGACGAACGGATTGAATGGTTTTAAGACCTTCCACCGCTTCTTCAGCCATGCGTTGATAGAATTCTTCGCGTTTTTTTAGTTGAAGATCCAAATCATTCATTGCACTCATGGGAAGCCTCCTTTACCTCATTAATCTGTAACTGCTGAACATCTTTGCCGGGCGCAATCACCATCAAGTGATGTGGTTTGCCAAGCAGCAAACGGAGTAATCGTTCCCGGATGGTGACGTTGCGCATGCTGACAACACCATTTTGGTGGGGATGCTTCGTAACATTGATTGATACCTTATTAGCCATCATCTTGTCTCCTTTCATTAAAACTTAGTGAGTTATTCCTCACACCTATTTGCCAGAGACAACAAAAAAGTGAACCTACTGTGGTTCACTTTTTTCTAATTAATTTTCAATGTCGTAAAACTGGCGCAGCTTTTTAATTGCGGCTTTAACGTGACGACCGGCCATGACCTTGCTGATGCCCATCTCTTTAGCAATTTGATTTTTCTTCATGCCGTGGCAGTAATACTGTGTGACAGCGTATTTTTGTTTGTCCGTTAAAGTAGCTAAGGCGGCCGGTAATTGTTCAGCTAACATTTGCCGACTTTGATGTTCTTCTTTTTGGATGATTTGGTTAAGCAGGTTGTCTTTACCATAAATTGAGGTGACTTCAATAGACCCTCGATCTGCCAGAGTATCTATCATATTCATATTTGGATTAGTTGGATCATTCTTGAAAAACTTATCTTGGTGACGCTCATTGCGATGATCGGAGTTGTACTGTTGATGGTCAAAGTCGAAGATGATGTTGCCCTGAGTCTTTGTAACTTCAATAGTTTGGTTATCCACATGCTTAACACGGACAATTAGCTTGTCATCTTGTTCACCGACTAATTTGTACTCGCTATTATTAAACTTCATAAAAATTCCTCCTCTTGGGATCGCCCAAGCGAAGGAATCGAAGGTACACAAAAAGCCACTAGGGGTGTGTTAAACAGACCTAAACGAAGAGATCGCTTGGGTACTGCAACAGCGCCTTACTAGTGGCTTTGTCACAGAGTGTTATTAAATTGGGATGGCATGCTAGTAATGGATATTGATCATTTATCCCACGCTCATCAGCTAAAAATATGTGCGAATGTAAAAATAATTATCCGAGAAAACAATGCTGGTCTGGTATAATTATTATTGTTAAGTACTAATCTTTAGCTGATATTTGAATAGTAACAAGATGGGCATAAATCCACCTCCGAGTTTTTATATGAAACTCCGAAAAACTCCAAAAAAGCTGGGAAGCAAAATGGCAAAGGAAGCTAGTTTCACTTATTTAATAGATTTGGTTAATCCTTATTTACCTGATGCTGAAGACACTTCAGTAGAAGAGACAGTTAGATTAATAATTAAGCGGGCATCAAACAATCGGTTTGCACCTATACCAGCTTCATCAACATTGAACACATATGCTTCTGGGGGAATATCTAGGACTGCGGCAAAAAAGATACTTAAGTTAACAAACAAAGAAACATCTTCGCTGGAAGAATATTTCAGAAAAATTGGTGCAGATCAATTAACTTTGATTGCTAAGAAATTGAAGAAGGATGAAATTTCACCGGATGTGTATCGAGGTAAAGTACCAGCATTACTAGCTAAGCTTTTTTATGATACGTTTGACAGAGCAGCAAACAGAAAAAATAAACGCAAACAAAAATTCCCCACCAAAAGTGAGGATGAGGATATATTTACAAAGACTGTTTCGGATAAGACGTTTGCGAACGTTTTTCGTCAAGTTAATACCAGCAAAATGGATGCGGTTAAAAATAGAAACGCAATCCATGCTTTTGTTTTGAAGCCTGAATTGTTACCGTTCAGCTACACAAACCTAAAGAATTTAGTGACATCTAATATTGCTAACTACGCAGTGGCTCGTGGAGTTAGTAAAACAGCTGTTGTAGGTATACAGGCAGCGAGTTTACTGAGAAGATATGCCAAAAGCGGTATTCCAAATAACTTACTTGGCGAATTACTGGCATATATCTTTTTAGAGCATGAAGATAACGCGCTTAAGCTCTATACCAGAGCGGAAATTTCAAAAGATAAACGTACAATCGACAGTGAGGGAATGTATCTGAAAAGGGACCAAGGGAAAGCCCAACTAATTCTTGGAGCATCGCAATTAAGCAATAATCTTGAGAATGCAATCAATAATGTAGTAAAGAAGATATCAAACTTTAATAATAACCAGTCCAATGAGATGGTACTGGCTACCGATATAGTGGACAGTTCTATTCTTCAGACACAATTTGGTGAAGATAAGAGTAATGCCATTATTAAGCTAATGGCCCCAACCGAAACAGATTTTGAAGATATTGCATCGTATGGGATCTTTATTGGCTATAAGTTTAGAACCAAATTAGATTTAGATGACTGCACACAAGAAGAAGCAAAGGAGAGATGCTGTCAAGCTATTAATAGTGACATGAAGCAAGCAATCGGTCGGTTAAATAGGGCGATTCAGCAGCATCATTGGCAAAAGTCATCTTTTTACGTGTACTTGTTACCTTTTACTAATGCAGAAGAAGACAGCTTTGCAATAATGAAGGATTTGATAGGGGACTAAGAGCATGCCAAACCAAGGGAAAAAATTGGGTGAATACCTTTATGATTATTTGAAAAACGATGATTACTTACACAAATTAGTGGGTACTTTATCAAAACGGTACACCTATTGGCTATTTCATCTAGATTGGAAGTTAACAGGTAAGCAGAAGCATGATCTTCTACGCTTCGCCGATCTGCTAGCAAAATCAATCAATAAAAAGGGAGACAGTAGGCAAAAAAATATTGCCTTGAAAATCGTTGCTACTCTATCCAAAATGTATCCCGACGACCCCGAGGTTGCACTGATTACTAATGAAGTTTTGACCAGCTTTAACAACTTTTTGCCTCGTCAAGGACAAAGCTATACGCTAGTTCCAACAATTGAGCAGTTATGGAACGAAGCCGTGGTAAACTATCAAAAAGAGAAACGCCAGATTCCTGGAGAAGAAAGTAAGTCGTTTATCGGTAAGCAAGATATAATTTTTAAGTCTTTGAGCAATGAACTTACTAGTTTTTCAGCTCCAACATCGATGGGGAAGACCTTTTTAATTGAGAAGTATATTGAGCTTCAAGTGAAGGAGGGTGTCGTAGGCAACTTTGCGATCACTGTACCAAGCAAAGCACTTATTACCGAAGTAAAGGTTCAGCTTATTAAGGATTTAGGGGCAAAATTAGGCGAAAAACAATATCGAGTCATTTCTCATCCTGAAGAGTACAGATTAGATTACGAGGGAAGCTATATTTGCGTAATGACTCCTGAACGCCTATTAGCCCTTTTAATACAATATTCAGAAGCACGGTTAATACACCTGTTTATTGATGAGTCTCAAAAAGTTACAGAAGCAAGTTCGCGTAGTGTCTTTTACTATGAAATATTTGACAGGGTTAGTGCATGGAAAAATCGACCGAAGGTAACCTTTGCCTCACCATTGATTCCAAATCCAGGAATATTTAAAAAGTTAGTACAAACAGCCGCATCGAATGATGGCCTTCGCATTGTCGAATCCCCAGTAACCCAGGTGAAAATCATCTTTGATCGCTCCGCTAATAAAGCAGAAATATATGATGATTTGAATCAAAATACTATTCCGATAGGTACATTTAAGGAAACTCCGTCAGTACCAGATATTATTCGGAAGATGATGAGAGTTTTAGGGAATAGTAATTGCAATTTGGTTTATTACGGTTCAAAAGTAAATGCTATTTCAGATGCTGTGGTTGTTAGTCGTTCAATGGAAGAAAGTAACGATCCAAGGTTGATAGAGTTAGCTGATTATATTTCACGTAAAATTCACCCTAAATACATCTTGGTAAAACTAGTTAGAAAAGGAATAGCCTTCCACACTGGAGAATTGCCGGTTGATGTTCGCATTAGAATCGAGGAAGCCTGTCGGCAAGGAATCTTAAAGCTGATTTTCTGCACCAGCACCCTACTGGAGGGAGTAAATTTGCCGGCTGATAATATTTTCGTTACTACGCTGCAAAACGGAAAAAGGACGCTCAGTCAATTAGACTTCTTGAACTTAATTGGTCGAGTGGGTAGGTTAGGTCACTCCATGCTAGGAAATGTCTTTCTAATTACTGGCGATACAGCGAATTCGCATAGCAACCGTGCTGCTTATTTATCTAGGATGAATAACAGACTAAAAAAAGCTAAGTTATCTGTTGATGCTATTAAGCCTAAGCAAGCGGCAGCAATTAAGAAGAGCCTAGAGAAAGGCGATGTGCGTTTAGATAACATTGAAAAAGATAAGAACTATGATTTAATTCGTAAATTATCATTACTTTATGTCAAGGAATTACGGAATCATCATCATGGAGTAGTTAGAACCCATTTAGCAAAACATATAACCTACAAAGAAGAACGAAAAATTTTACAATCCTTACAAGAACGATATGCTGACGAATTAGAGGATGATATTAACTTCTCTTCTGATCAGTCTGAAAGTCTTAGAAACAAGATTAGTCAAAAAAATATTAAAGGATATCCTAATATTCATGATGGGGAAAAATTGAGGTGGCCGGAAGCAAAAGCTTTTTTACTCAAACTGTCAGAAATATTTAACTGGGCTATTTATGAATCCGACTTTGTTAAGTCAAAACAAGACAAGGAAACTCAGGATAAGGTCATCGAGGATGACGCTAAAATAGCCTTACTTTGGATGAGTGGGTACAGCTTGCAACGGATTTGCGACTTTGCAATTCAAATCCGTGATCCTGAACGTGGAGATACAAGATTTCTTAATAGGGTAAGTCAATACCATGAGAATACTCCTAATATTGACTGGGAGACTATAACCATTAATTTAGTGATGAAAAGATTGCAAAATCTTCAGTTTGTATTAGGTAAATATTTCTTGAAAGTTACCCAGGAGTTAACTAAGAGTGGAATGCCACCTCAGAATGACTGGTATCGTTTCATGGAGTATGGAACAGATAGTGACTTACGGATTTGGTTACAGCAGAATGGTTATTCCAGAGAATCCTCAGAATATATAGAAGACAATAAAGATGAATTTATCATTCAAGCCGATAATAATTACTTTGTCTCCAAGGATATCTTAAAAGCGAACGATCTTGATGCTGTTAGTGAGACTAAGGAAATTGAAATAAACGTTCCAGAAATTTTTATTTAGAGGAAGTAATCATGAATAACGAAAACTTAAGCATCAGTTACAACAAATTATGGAAGCTATTAATTGATCGTGGTATGAAAAAGAAAGATCTACAACAGGTAAGTGGAGTTAGTGCCGCTTCAATTGCTAAGTTGGGTAGGAATGGTAATGTTACGACTGAGGTATTACTAAAGGTTTGTAAGGCCTTAGAATGTGATATCAGTGACATTATGGAAATAGTAAAGGAGTCGTGAAAATGGCAACCAAGTCTAAGGAATTAAGTATTGAGGACAAATTATGGAAAACAGCTGATGCGTTGCGTGGCAGCATGGACGCTTCAGAATATCGTAATGTTGTACTGGGGTTAATTTTCCTTAAGTATGTATCAGATTCATTTGAAACCAGGCATAATGAATTGTTGAAATCAGATTATCCTGAAGATGCTGAAGATCCTGATATGTATCTTTCGGAAAATATTTTTTGGGTACCGAAAGAAGCACGTTGGGAATTAATTCAACAATCAGCAAAAACACCTCAAATTGGTGAAATTATTGACAGTGCAATGGATGCAATTGAAAAAAGCAATGATTCATTGCGTGGGGTTTTAAGTAAGAACTATGCATCTCCAGATCTTGATAAAGCTCGTCTAGGTGAAGTGGTTGATTTAATTTCAGATATCAGTCTAGGTGATAAACATGCCAAGCAATCTGATATTTTGGGTCGTGTATATGAGTACTTTCTCAATGAATTTGCCTCTCAAGAAGGTAAAAAGGGTGGTGAATTTTACACACCACGTTCCATTGTTCGTACGCTAGTAGAAATGATTGAACCGTACAAAGGACGTATTTATGACCCATGTTGCGGGTCTGGTGGGATGTTTGTGCAATCTGACAAATTCGTCCAAGAACACCAAGGTAAAATCGGCGACCTATCAGTTTATGGTGAAGAGTCTAACCCAACCACTTGGAAATTAGCAAAGATGAATCTTGCCATTCGTGGTATTGATAATAACCTTGGGCCACATCAAGGTGATACTTTTACTAATGACCTGCACAAAGGTGAAAGATTTGATTTTATCCTAGCTAATCCACCATTTAATGTAAAAAATTGGAATGGTGACAAGTTGCGTGAAGATGCTCGCTGGCAATATGGAGTTCCACCAGTTGGTAATGCCAACTATGCCTGGATTGAACATATCATTAGCAAATTAGCACCTGATGGGAAAGCCGGATTCGTGTTAGCTAACGGTGCTTTATCAACCTCTACAACGGCAGAGCATGATATTCGTAAAGCAATTCTTGAAGATGACAAGATTGATGCGATCGTCGCCTTACCGGATAAAATGTTTTATTCAACTGGTATCCCAGTTTCACTTTGGTTCGTTGATATGAACAAGGAATCTGAAAATGAACGAGATAGAAAAGGTGAGACTTTATTTATCGATGCGCGTGATCTTGGTGAAATGATTGATCGAACTCATCGGGCATTCTCAAAGGAAGATATTAAAAAAGTAGCAGACACATATCATGCATACCGTGGTACCAATGATCAAGAGTATAAGGATGTCCCCGGATTTTGTAAGGTAGCCAAACTAGATGAAATTGCAAAGAATGATTACGTATTAACACCTGGTAGGTACGTTGGCTTAGCAAAACAAGAAGACGATGGTGAACCTTATGAAGTTAAGATGGCTCGTCTGACTGGAGAATTGAAAAAACAGTTTGAGGAGAGTAATAAGCTCCAAGCTGAGATCAAAGATGTATTGAAGGAGCTTGGATATGAAATATAGAATTTCAGATGTGGCAAGCATAAATGAAAGTTCGATTAGTAAAAGTACTTACATAGGTTCAGTAAATTATGTAGATACCAGTTCAGTTATTAGTGGTAACTTTAATGGATATCGGCATTATCCAAGTATATCCGAGGCACCAAGTAGGGCAAGAAGACTAGTTTCAAAAGAGGACACTGTTATTTCTACAGTAAGACCTAATATGAAACACGTTGGGTTTATTTCTAGTAAAAGTGACTGTATATATAGTACTGGTTTTGCTGTTGTGAGTCCTAAAAAGGATAAGATAGATCCATATTATCTATATCTTTTTTTGTCATCTAATAGAGTGACAGAAGTTCTTCAAAGTATTGGTGAAACGTCAACCTCGACTTACCCCTCAGTTAAGCCTTCTGATATTGGAAATTTAGTTATTGATATGCCCCCATTGGATGAGCAACATTTAATTGCTAATCGAATACGATTAATTGATGAGAAAAAGAACCAAAACAGCCAAATAAATGCTAATTTAGCTGCCTAGAAAAAATTGTTAAGCATTGCTTGTCTTATTTTAGTTAATTGTACAGATTGCCTACCGTTACTTTGAACGGTATTGTTATAAAGCTTATAAAGATTAATGTATTGTTGATAATTATTAGCTTTTCGAATATCCGGCAATTGTATCTTCAATACAGATTTATAATCTAAATTCTTAATACCAGTTGTTCCATTTTCATAATTAAAGAAAACATCTTTATCATACAAAAAGTCCAAATAACTCTTAAATAGGATACTGTTTTCTTCAGATGAAGGACGAAAGATCCGTGTAAAATTAGTGCCTAGTACTTCTGAACTGAACTTGTCAATTACTGAATCTGAAACAAGTAAAGACCGCCCAGTTGATTGAGTTGGTGAACCGCCTGAAATTTCTACTAACACATCATTAGGCAACAAATGTTTATTAACTAAAGCTCTATTTTTTATATATCTTATTGGAGTTTTTGCCGAATTTCCCAAAGCTAAATCATCTATATCAGCACCACGAATGATAGTAACTCTATTAGTAAAATCACCTTGAGATTGAGCTTTTCCCCAGTCACCAGATATATTTTCAAAAATCAACTCACCTAAAGTAAATGTTTTATCATCGGTCAGTGATAAATACAGATTGTTAAAAGATAATTTTAATTGCTTCAATAAATTAGCATTTAGTGACTTGCAGAATAGTGTTGTATCATTTCATCAAAAACGAGGTATATAACAGATGAACTCAATTATTGATGAAATCGTACAAGAAATGTTAAAGGTTTTGGATAACAGTCAACTAATACAACTGAAACGGGTATTAAAGAAAAAACTTGGGAATAATACAGATAGCGGTCCTAAAAAAAGCAATGAATCCTATATTACAGATTATTTAGCCGCTAAACAGGTTGAAGGATGTTCTGAAAAAACAATTAACTATTATCAAGCGACACTAAAGATGATGTTTTCGTATTTAGGGAAGCACGTTCAAAAGATTACTACTGAAGATCTACGTGATTACTTGGGTAATTATCAGCAATCTAGAAACTCCAGCCGAGTGACTATTGATAATATTAGACGAATTTTTTCTAGCTTTTTTAGCTGGCTTGAAGATGAAGATGTTATTATCAAAAGTCCTGTAAGACGGATTCATAAGGTTAAGTCATCAGCTAAAGTTAAGGATACTTATAGTGATGAAGATTTAGAAAGGCTAAGGGATCATTGTAATAGTGAGCGTGATGTTGCAATGATTGACATACTTGCTTCAACAGGTATGCGTATCGGTGAATTAGTTCATCTTAATCAGAATGATATAAATTTTGATGAGCGTGAGTGTGTGGTATTGGGAAAAGGCAATAAGCAGCGAATAGTATATTTTGATGCTAGAAGCAAAATACATCTACAGAATTACTTAGCAAAGAGAAAAGATGCCAATTCTGCATTGTTTGTTTCTTTACATGTACCACATCAACGAATGAGTATTAATGGGATTGAAAATAGACTTAAAAATTTGGGAAAGAGAGCAGGAATAGCAAAAGTTTATCCTCACAAATTTAGAAGGACTTTGGCAACAAATGCTATTGATAAGGGAATGCCGATTGAACAGGTTCAAAAACTACTTGGGCACGAAAGAATAGACACAACATTGCATTATGCAATGGTAAAGCAAAGTAATGTAAAAATGGCACATAGGAGGTTTATAGGGTGA